CAACCGCCATAAAGGCTTTGATATCTGAGAAACTTGGATACTTGGTTAGTAAACTGTGCAAAAGAAAATCTGGATTTAGGTGACAAGAAGCACATGAATTGTCCTTTGCAAAAACTCTTGTTGACCTTTTGAATCGTTCTGATTGTACCAGAACAGAATTTAGGTCTTTTTCCATCCATGTGACTTTTTCCTCAATTGTAGGAATGATGAAAAACATCATGTAAACGAGTAATCCTATAATGAGATAAATCCAGATCCTACTGGACGCTACTAAATCTTTCGTGTCAATTTCTATTTGTTTGACAGGTTCTATCTTATTTTCTTCGGCCATTACGATTCTTTCTGTTCAAGGGTTTTCAGTTTTTCGGAGATTTGTCCTTGGAACCATTTGAGAACAATAGGAATACTTACATTACTTGTCAAACCAAATAGATAACCAACTGGATACCTATACGACTCGTAAGGTGCAAGTTGTGGTATATTGGTAAAAACCAAAGTGATGAGAATGTAACCAGTTGCGCTCATTCCCATATTGATAACAAGGTCAAAAACAATAAGAAGTTTATTGCCTTGATATTTTTCTTTGTGGTCTTGTCTGTAATTGAATAGAAAAATCCAGAATGCTGAGAATAGAACCAACCCCAACATCGTAGCTTCTGTTATCGTAAATAATTCATCCATCTTGTTTCACCTCTTTTTTGACTAGTTTCAACAAATCGGCGGTACTACCAACGAACAATGCGTTGGTAACATTCTGCGCCTTGGTTACTTCTTGACGCTCACTATCAGATTTTAACCGATTTTTCTTTTGATGCAGATCCATGAGTTTTTCTTGAGCATCGGTCATGTTTTTGAGAAGTTGACCGAATACCTCAAAGGCTCTTGGAGATTCTTCTGACTTTGCTATGTCGAGAAGTTCCTCCATTGCATCTCTACCTCTTTCAATAACATCATACATATTCTCACGAGCATATTGAAAATCATTGTCTGCTTTTTCGTCCTCAGTTTGACTTTCAATAACTGCTGGAGAAGTAACAGTACCAATAGTATTTATTACATCAGTAGTTTCATCAACTAAATCAAGATGTTTTTCAATTCTCTGTTCAACAATTTTTTTCACTTCTTTCATAGTAATCTATTTAGGAGTCAGTCCCACTCACAGGGTCATGAGTTTTCCCAGCAGGAAAGAACGAGAATGTTTCACTGAATCCAAAATCTTCATCTGTTATGTTAGAAGTTTTTGAAACAACATTTGTTCTACTGACTGTTTTACCCGCTGTTGCAGCTTCACTTGATTCTTCTGACATTATTCTCATGCGAGTTGAATCATCAAACTCATGTCCGTCAAGAATAAGATTGTTCGTTGAGTATGCAGTGCTGTCTTCTGTGATAATGAAAACTGGTTCTGCAGCAACATCTTCTGTCATGAGATGAGTGTCAACTGTGACATCCGTGATAACTTTTGCGTTGTCTGTGACATCTGGGAACAAATAACCCTTCATGACAAAACTAAGAGTCCAAATGATGGAACGTCTTGTAGCAAAGTCACCCTCGTAAGTATCTTCACTTGTGACAGAATTGAGAACCAAAGGAATATCCATCTTGATTCCCATTGAAGATACAAGAGTCATGCTAAATGTAAATTCTGGTGTGAAGAAAGGAAGAATCTGCTCTAGGATTTGTGTTCCATCTTCTGCGTTCTTCACAAAACAGTAAAGTGAAAAGTCATAATTGTAAGGAACAGGATTGAATTGTTTCTTTAGACCTGTCGTTCCTGTCTTGACATTTCTGCCCATTGTGTTCAGTTTTCTTGCACCATCATATGTCATTGCAGTCAATTCAAACCCCATCCTTGGAACAGTCAATGCAACTTTTGGATTGAGGTTTGGGTCACCACTGATACGAACCAACATCTTGTCTTTTGGTCCGTAAGACAATGGTATCTTTAGTGCTTCAACCACCTCATCTGATGAGTTTGTTCTGCGAACCTCAATGTTATTGAATAATGTTCCAAATGCAACCACCATCTTGCGGCTGATTTGATGATAAAAATATGTTCCAAACATTACGGATTTTCTCCAAATGGATTAGATTCACTAAAGTCAAATACAGAGTCAGCGTCAATCTCAAATTGTTTGTTACTTGAAACTTGAGTTGAAGTAGAATCGTCAATTGTCTGTAGAGTTTCTGCGGTTTCAACAGTTGATTGTGCTACTGAATATGTTCCAGTTGCCAAACTGTCTGCTCCAGTAATTATCTCACCCACCGAAAAATTACCAGTAAGATTGATAAGGTAGAGGTAACTTGTGGATGAATCCCACCTTGCAACTTCTGCTGTCTTGGATGATGTTCCACCTGTGACAGTTTCACCTTCTGTAAATGTTCCAGAAACGGACTCAAGTTCAAATGTGCGAACAAGAGATTGTTTCTGTTCAATGACATCAACCTCTTCAACACCTGTGTCAATCTTCTCATCAGAGTAAGTGAAGAGTTCACAAGTCAAGTCAAATGTGGGAAGAGCTCCTGTCTGGTAAAAAGGAGTTTCGTGTTCGACAAACATTATCTGGAAGAGTTTTTCTGTCAGAGGAAAGTAAATAAGGTCACCCTCTTTTGGACGAACACCAATGTCAAGTCCTTCAAATGCTCGTCTTGCAACCGAAAACACAATCTGGTCACGAATTTCCAGACCAAACTTTGATACTAAGTCACCCTCACCTTCAAAACCATCAACCGACTTGATATACATTTCAATAGAGTAAGCATCTTTGTATTCTGAAATAGAATCCTCGCCAAGAATTGTATCCTCGTTGACAAGTGTTCTTGGAATGTAATTTACATCGTGTCCATAGATTTGTATGGACTCTGTGACTAAGGAGTGAAGAAGTTCCTGTTCATTCCTAGCGTCAAAGTTGCGAAAGTAAGTATTTGTTGGCATCTCATCCTACGTAGAAGTTGTCTGGGAGTTGATATCGCATTTGCATTTCTTCTTCAAGTTTTTCTACTTCACTATTACCATCGTCATAAATCTGTCTTCCGTTGAGAGTTACACCGCCTGGTAATTGAACTCCCTCATACTTGATGAGATTTGCACCCCATTGTCTCTTGAAGAGAGAGGTCACATATTTCTTGAGAAAAATGTCATTGAAGAGTTCTGTGTAAGTAGAACCATCTATTTTCTTGAATACCAATGCTATGATTGCATCACCGATTTCAACAGCCGTATCCCAATCCATGTCAATGTAAAGTTTGTCTGTCAAACGATTGAAACGAACCTGTCTTGTTTCTGATGCACCAAAAACTTGGTTGAGTAAAGAAAGATTTTGTCTTCCTGTCACGTAGTTTGATATTCCTGCACCTGTGACAAGATGTGGTAATTCATTCAACCGAAACTGATATTCAAAAGAGAACATATCGTTAGACGAAAGTCCTTTACTTACTGGAAGAATGTCCTGAACACCAATAATTGTGTCATCAACTGTGAGTGCTCGTGAATCTATGTTTCCAAATGAAACCGCTGTTGCTTGTGTTCCATGAACTGGTCCTGTTGCACCAGAACTTGAACCTGTGACTGTTTCTCCTGCAACAAAAGTATTTGCAACTGTGTTTGCAGCACGAATACCATTTCCATCTTTGTGTTCTTTGAATCTCAAAACTGTTGTTGATTCCACATCATGAATTTTTGCAGTTGCATTTGATGACCCACCAGTGATTGTTTCTCCATCTGTGAAAGTTCCAGTAGAAGCACCAGAAAACGTCAACGTGCTCGCTTCAACTAATTCTACAAGAAAATGTCTTTCTGTTCCGTCAAAGTGATACTCTTGAAAATACTGAATTGCTTCGTCAATCAAATCATCCATTTGTTCATCTGCAAGATTGACTTCAACAACTGGTTTACCTAACTTGCGAAGTGCATATTCTTTCAATTCAGTTGTAGATGCTGGTTGTGTTGTTGACATATTTTTTATCCGTTGTTGATTTCAGCAGAAGCACTTATTGTGATTAGACCTTCTGCAAGTCGTTCTTTTGTTGTTCCGTCACTCTGTGTGTAAGTGAGTGAATAGAAATACTTACCTTCTGCAAGAGCTGCGGTCTGAGTTGCAGTCAAAGAAAAAGTGCAGTTTGCACCTGAGACAGCAGTAGTGAATGTTTGGAGAGTGTTTGCGTATGCAAAGTTCTTGATGATTCCCCCTGCAACTGTTCCAGAGGAAATTGTGACCGCTGCAGAAGAATTGTTCTCTGCACCTATTGTCTTTTCAAACGTAGCACCTTGGTCAATGGTGTAGTTTTGAACCTTCTTTTTGAGTGAAACTGCCATGGAAAATCCGTAGTATTGTAATGAACATATTTATCTCTTAATATTTATGAAACTACAACACGACTGTTTTCTCATGGCCTACAATTATATTAGGGTCAACCCAGATATCATAGTTGTTATCTCTTGCACGATGACAAAATTCGACATCATCCCAGACAAACTCTTCCCAACCATTCGGGTATTTCTTCTTTCTTGGATAAAACCAAGGGTAGGTGAAACTCTCAAAAACACCTCTTTTGACCAGCATCCAACCCATTCCAGTATAATCAACTCGAAACAACTTACCTTTTTTCTTTTTGAGGTCTTTTCTTTGTAGAAAACGATAGTAAGCATTGTCTGCAAAGAAATCCTCATCCATGAATTCTACAGTTGCATAGTTGATATTGTCTTGCATCATGTAAAGACCAGAAATGATGTCTCTGTCATGGTCTATGAGTTTGAAGAATTGTTCTGGTTTGAAGACGATATCGGAGTCAATCCACATGATATAATCGTAGTCAACCTCTCCACCAAATGGTTTTTGGTCTGTGCCTCGGTCTAGGGATGCACCAAGACATTTGGTTCTTACGTGATAGATGTTGCAGAGATATTGTTGAGAAAGTCCGTAGGAGATACCGACTTTGGGAAGTTCACCTAGAAGTTCAGTCCAACATTGCAAAAATCTGCCAGAGAATGATGCCCCTGGCAGACAAAATATGATTTTCATAATATAGTTACTGTTTGTTCCTAACTGATGTTATTTATTTCTTTTTTGAAACCATTTTT